TGGATCAATCGTCGTCATCTTTTTTCGCCAACATCTTTTGTAACTCAGCAGTCGATCCGACAAACAGATTGTTCTGTGTTACATTATTCGGACCAGACGGTTCATTGTTTAATTTATCAAGTTCGTGGCGTTTCTTTTGCAAATCAATGAGTTGAGTTGTCATATCAGCCGATGTTTTAAACATAGTAGCCAATACTTCAAATGCTCTTGGATGTTCGGCTTCTGCTGCCACTTGCATCATATGATCAAGTGCTTCATCCGACTTATTTAAAAGATTCTTTAGATTGTCACGTGCAATATTGTAATCTTCCTCTGCATCGTTTGAAAGATTCATATTATCCCGTGCCTTAGGCACTATTTCGCCGTGACTTAGTTTAGACTGCGCGGCCAGCGCTTTAGTCATTTTTTCTAGTTTATCACTCATGATAATGTAATACTATTTAGTGTTCCAGTAATATCAGGCGAGTCTTGCGAAGCAATCACTTCGCCTGCTGTAAATAGCCCTTCTAAGTTGTCAGCGGTTGCATTAACTCCATCGATAGAACGAATTATGCCACCGACCAATGATGTTTTACCTATAATTACACGACCAGTAGCAAATGCTGGAGCCGGCTCATTAAATACCAATGAATATGTATCGCTCGGATTTACAAAAGTAGTAAATGATCTTGGGCTATCGTTAGGCGAATCTTGTCTAGCAAATACTTGACTAAACAATTGCGCATTTGGCGAATTGCCTGGATCTAAATCTTCTTCAGGTGTCCTTTTAAGTTCCGCATCTCCAACTTTAGCAGTTACGCGTTTAATAACTCTACTTAATCCGTTACTGGGTGCAAATTTAATCCGAATCGTAAAATCGAGGGTGTAAATAATTATGCGTCTATTATTACCAAAGTCACCTTCGTATTCATCTTGAAATGATACACCATTTAAAATAAACGGTACATCAGTCTTAGAGTCTGGACCGTCAATGCCTTTTATAGTAACTGTATATTCTGGAGAAAATGTAGGTAAAATCTGTTCGACAATTTGAAGCGCGTCATCCTGATTTTTAGCATAAATGTTTAGCTGCATTCCAATTGTATAAGGAACACTTTGAAAAGTAGATGTTTTTTGGTTTGTCCCAGAGCCAGTTAAAACCTTGTTGAGTTTATTTAGTTTGGAACTAGAATCATAATCAATAGACGTCATTTCAAAACTAAGCCGCGGTAACTTTATTGCTACTCCAGGATCATCGAAATTACCCTCTTCCCTGATACGCGCAAGAAACTTAGATCTTGGTCCGTACGATATTGGAACATGCAGTGTATTAGTAGTCACACCACTGTCAAACCGGGCGATTTTTATATTATTAAATATAGTACCGAATACCGAAACGACTCTCTTAATAGTTGCGTTGTAAAAATAATTGCTAAGCATTAGTTTACCTCACCAAATGGATTAATCTCGCTAAAGTCAATATAATTATTGTTAGCAACAACTTCGAATTCATTATTGTCAGCATACGCATCATTTTCTTCAACTGCTTGCATTGTATCAATTACCGATATAGAACCCGTCGCGGCTGATGTTCCACCGGTAATAGTATCGCCCGGTGTAAAGTTTGATGATAGACCCACCACAGAAATTCTAGAAGTAGCGGAATCCCAGGCTGCAACCTCAGCAGTTGATTGATCTTGTGCTGTTACAGTTTCACCAATCTGGAACGTTCCACTTACATTAGTTAGTGTGAATGACGCACGCGTTGCCTGATCTAGCTCTATTTTATCGATTTCTTCTATACCAGTATCAATAGATTCATCACCGTATTCAAACGCCTCAATAGTCATTTTATATACAGGAAGATTATTAAGTTGATAGAAAGGCCGCTCGTGTTCAACAAATGTAATTTGCATTAATGTTTTTGTCATAGCAAAGTAGATCAAATCACCTTCATTTGGTCGTGTTAGTCCAGTGCCAAATGTTACTTTTTCCCAGGTTCGTTTTGCAGCAATAAGTGTCGCGGAGTCACGAAGCTGAACACCAAACTTACTGAGTATGCTTCCTTCGCCTTCAAATGAATCTACATTTTCGACATACATTTCAATAAGATACGCATCATCAAATTTAGACTCAATATCTTCATTAAAAATATCATCTTCGGTTACAATCTCTCTAGGGATATAATAAACCTCTTGACCATAAATGCCAAGAGCTTCTATAATCATATCCTCATAGAGGTGTTGTTCAGCCGTTGAGCCTTGTGAAAAATATGTATTTCTGGCCATTCATTACCCCATAAAGTCCATCGGCGGCATTTCATACCGAGACTGCATTTGCTCTTCGATTTCCTTGATTTCTTCTACGGCTTCATCGTAAATTTGCTGGCCATTAATAGTTACACCACCAGGAAGCTGCACACCTTCGAACTTTTTGATATTTGTTCCCCACTGCCTTTTTATTAAAGCAGTAAGGTAACGTTTTAAAAACATGTCATTATATACATCCGGATAATCACCGGGATTAACGGTTTCGTATCCTTCAATAATAATATATTGGCCTTCAATTATATCTGTTCCCCACCGAGTTTCCATAAATAGTTGATCTAAGTGGCGATTAAATCTTACGGTTTGGTCTTTACCGTCAAAAAGAATATCAATAAGCGCTAAATGCTGCTGACTCATTGCATAATGCAATACCGAATTAGGTCCGCGAAGATCATAAATATCATTTAACATAATCTGATATTCTACATTAAACTCGCCCCGACCGCCAATATTTCGGAATGGCAATACCCTAGACACATGGATAAATGATTCTGGCAATGTAATATATTCATTGGTAATATCAGTAGATGTAATTTGGTGCTTTCTAAAACGGCGGATAGTCGCATCACTGTGATATTCCTGATAAAACTGTAACGCCTCGTCAATACGATCGCCAATCTGATCATCGTCGATATTAATCTCTACTACCGGAGCTCCTAAAGCCCTTAAAGAGTAGTCAGCAAGTTCTCTTCTAGATCTTGGTTTAGCCATCGTTATTTTCCAATTTATTTAAAATTTTACCCATCAAATCTTTCATTTCAGCAACATCATTTTCCAATTTATTCATTTTCATTCTTTCATCTCGCCGTTTCGCCCGAGCTTGTTTTGCTGAATTATATGCACGTATATCAGTATTTATAATTGCCTTTGAAACCGGATCCCGCTGTAAATCTGATCTGCCTTCTACCTTCATATTACACCGTTGCTAAACATCTAAGCTCTCTAATTCTAGGTACTCTTGCTTTAGTGCTATTACTCGAAAGCATTACAATCTTTAATTTAAATTCAGTAAACTCTTCAATAGCATCGCTTGCAACGCCGGTATTAACAAGATCGGTAAAGTTAAATCTAAAGTTTACTTCCGGGAATTTATCGCGTGCAGTATTAATTGGAATCGGATCAGAGTCTAATTCTGTATAACCAACTTCGGATTCGCCTCCAACTACATTAGAGGCGTTATTAAACTGAGCATATACTTTTACATTAGTTCCCTCAGGGCGATTAATACCCATGTAAACATCTAGCGAGGTCGACGCGTTTTTCAATTTGACCTTTTTAGTTACATAACGCGCGGCAGCTGGTCCGTGCGAAGCGGTATTAGGCTGCGGATTTAATCCGGTTCCGCCTTCGCTATTATCAGCATTGACAGTACCAACATCATTGTTCACATTATTAGTAATTGCAAGTATAGACACGCGATCTAAATCAATCATTGGTGTTAAATTAGCATTAGTTGTTGACAATGTAGCTTTTAATACTATTTCGCTCGCGGAGTCAACATCGTAACCGGCACCGGCGGCGTGAAAATCAAAGTACAGCGTTTCATTAGGAACAATAGGATAATCTCTAGTTCCATTAAGATCAGTCATAGATAGCTTATAATCGATATTTGTCCCTTGAGGTTGAGTATCATCTGCCAAAAGGACAGCAGCATGCGTTTCAATCGCACCACCCGGTGAATCATTAATTGTAGCGCCGGTCTGATTCTGGGGCAAAATTGAAGTGAACGTATATGTAGTAGATTTTTCAGTATCGAACTCTAAATAGTACAACTTCATTTTATAGTCAGTATCTTGATTTGGCGTCCAGGTGGAAGCGTTTTGCGAGATGAATGAAACGCCAGCATAAGGGTTTTTAGTGATTCTAGCACCTGTAGCTACGTCGGTTCCGCCAACTTCTGAATGCCACATTGTATAATTTGGTGAGTTTGATAATACTACAATTGCGTATTCTTGGCCAAATCCTAAATACACCGGTTGTTGGAATCTAAAGTTAGTTGGGGTTGATGCAGTTAAACTACCTTGGCTTGCCATCTCTGCTGCTGTTTTAGTTACTTTAGAGAATGGAACAATTTTTTGAGTAGGAATACCGTTTTCAACTTTTACGAGACGAATACTTACAGGAAGTGTGTCATCTACTGCCTGGAAGTATAAATCAACCGAATGTAAATATATACCTTGTTTAAATTCACCAATCACGAACGACTGCGCTAGCGGATCCCAGTAACGTGTAACTGTTCTCGTTTGCTCAATACCTTCTCTTTCAGAAACTCTTTCCCGCTTCAGCTCAATTTCTCGAGTTGAAATAATATGTCTTTCAACAACCTGGTTTAAACCTTGTGCAGAATATTCTGCTTCACCGAATGTTGTTGCATTAGGATCATCGGGATTAACAGCATCGGTCAATTTAAAGATACGTTTTCCGGTTCTAAATCTGAGATTTTCATTATTTGGAATAACAAAATATCCGTAAATATCGCCAGTACTATCAGTTTTAAGCGTTACATCGCCAGCAATGGATGATGATTTAATTCCGGCAGATCCAACGTTATTTGTGTGTGGTTCAAAGCTTGGCCTAGTCGATGTATCTGCATATGTATTAGAAGTAAAGTTTGCAACTGTCGTCGAGCGAGTGTAAATGTCAATATTAATACCATCAAAGAAAGGAATCAAACGCGTGTTCGGCTTAAACCCGGTTCCTTTAAAATACACTCTTCTAGATCTGATAAATGGAATAAAGCTAGAATCAATTACTTTATCATTAACTTCTTTTTGAACCGTAACAATATTTGCTGTAGTTCTAATACCTTCGCGAACTCTTGTACCGCTCTGAGTATATGTTTCTTGGCGTTTTGCCCAACCACCACCTTCAAAAATAATATCTGGGTTTGTTCTTGATGAGCGCAGAGCCGCGGCTCTTTCGTTTCTCCCAATTTTAACTCTAGGACCAATCGATGTTCTAATCTCTTTACCAGTCCAGTTAGCTTCCCATTCTCCCCATTGAGTACCTAAAGTACCTTCTTCGGCAAGGTTTGCTAACATATTGTCTAAATTATTATCAAAGTTTGTAATTACATCCGGTCGGCGTTCAGTAGATTTCCACTCATCGCTTGAGGGTGATAATTCAATCTCACCAAAATACGCAGCCAATTCAAATGGGTTAACGCTAATAGCTGTACTAGCAAAAGGCTGATCTACTAGAATCCGTTTATTTTGTGCTGGTAACCGCAATGATGGCTCAGCTTGTGGAATACCAACTGCTGACAATCTATCTGCCGGAGTTCTACCAGAAGCACCACCCATATAACAGCCGATATTGTGTGTTGTATATGTAGGTCTTAGCTCACCTGCTTCAGGATCTACAGCACATGAATAGCCAGAATCAGTCGTGTCTCCAATACCGTGGCCAGAAAATGTATCTACTAGAATACCATTATTAAAACGCAAACCGTCGTCATCAAAGATTTGCCTACCTTCGACGTCTCTTTCAAGCAATGAAAGCGCAGTATAGTATTCTAAATTTCGAATCCGATCTTCAATTTCACCAATGTGACGCATGGTGTATCTTCGATTATTAACACCCGTTATTGTTACTGAACTTGGCGAGAATGTATATGCCGGAATATTTAATTGATATAAGACCATTGATTCAGGCGGAAACTCTGGTGCGACAGGATTAATTTCAGCATTACCCTTTTTAATAATAAAGTCACCGTTTTGGTCAATAACAAGTAAATCAATTCTAGGTAAGTAATAATCAACTTCACAATTAATTGTGCTACCCGGATCTAATACTATACTTGTTGCCCGAAAATCAATAGCGTCGCCGAGCGACTGGATAACGCCGCCCTCCGTATCGACATCATCAGGAACCTCATAATACTCGAGCTGAGTTCCATCCGTGTGGCTATTTGTAAAACCGTTAACCCTATACGATTCAATAGTAAACGGTTGAGTTGTAGTTTGAGTAAACTTTTTATATTTTATTACTAGATTAGCTGCAGATGTCAGCGTTATTGTTTCTCCGCGGTATATAAAGTAGTTTGTAGTATTGTATGATGTCTGTGTGGTAGTAGGAGCCAAGTGAACATCTTTTAAAACATCAACACCGTTATACGTAGCTGAAGTTATTTCAAATATATCTGCAGCAGCAATTGATATTCTTTCGTTTTTAGTTAGTGAGGATTTAGATGTAGTACTGGTCTCTTCGGCACCCGCGGTCTTTTTCCCGTTGGTGAGGGTTGCGTTTTCAACTTTAACTGGAAAAATAACTTTAAAATTACCGTCAACGGCCGCAGTAGCAGTTAATTCGACAGTGTCATTGCTATTTGAAAGAACTGCATCTGCAGTAGTAAGCGGAATTCTTGCACCATTAGAGTTATCAATTACGATATAATCATTTTGATCCTGGCTAAAAAATGAATGTCCACTAGCGGTTTCATTAGTATTTGTTCCTCCATCCAGAGTTATTGCTATTGAAACACTATTACTAATAGCAATTGCATTACTCGTTGATCTTTTTACATAATTTAAATTTCTTAGTTCCTTAACAGCGGTTCTTCCAATCGGAAATAATTTTGTTTCGTCACGAACATCTTTTAACACAAATCCTGCTGATTTAGATCCTGCATCAAGTGAAAAATCTGTGCCACCTAAAAGATTATCTAATGCTAAATATGTAGCATCTGATAATTCAAATCCTGCGTTAAGGCTTATTGTATTTACATAAGCCTTAAAAACTGTTCCTGTAAATGTAACAGTACTTACTTTACATGTTCCTATAGCTGAACGATCCGCATCTTCCATATCAGGAGAGTTATTTGTATCATAATCAGCTTTTGATCTGTAAAGTTCATAAGTTTCACTGCTAGCAGGAATACCTGTAATCGTTTCACCTTCAATATAGTTACCGGTTCTGGCCTGTAGTGTAATACTTTCAAATCCTTCACCATAAACCGCGCTATATAAGTCACGACCTTTATCAAGGGCAACTGTTTTCTTAGTACGCAGCTCTCTTCGTTTACCTTGAACGTATGCAACAGAAGGCTCGACGTCAATTGCTAGTTTACTTTCTGTGCCACCGTCTGCTGCTAAAAACTTACCGCGGTTTGTTCCAGAGTATTGTGTATTTCCGTTAAGTAAATGTTCTTTTATGTCGATGACAAACGGGTTTAAAGCATAGTTACCGCTTTCTTCAAATGTACGTTGCGCGAGTGTTTCACCAAGTTCATTATACAAATAGTTTAATGGCTCAACCGCTTCTGAATTAACAACATTAATCAGCTTAATCGCATCAGCATTAAAACCGCTTTCAGATAGCACTTCAGTATTTGAGGAAATACCTAATAGAGTAGCGTCGTTTGTTAAAACACGAAGCTGCAAATCGATTTTATATCTATCCGCTCCCGGTGCACCCACATTTGTTGTTCCAAACGCGTTATCTCTCAGAGAAGAATCAGTTAATACATCTACACTACTTTCTACTACTTTTAAGATCGGAATTGCATCATAGCTCAGTCTAGTAGAACCGAGATCGACATAAACATTCTGTGCTTCTACTCTTACAAAAGAACCCTTTGTAAAATAAACTCCGCGATTGATTTTATACTCTGCCGCAAATCCAACACTATCGACCGTTCCGATTACTGCATTATCATCGCCACCACCTGAATTATTAATACGTACAGTATTTGTAACCGAAAATGTTTTTGTATAGTCAGGCTGTTGAAATTCAGTAAGTGGTGTTGCTGGGGCTACTGAAGCATCAGCAGTTTTTGTGTATCTTAAAAAAAGTTTAACTACGTTGTTAGTGATTCGTTTGAATGCAATTACTTTAGCTTCAATTCGGTTGTTTTCGATTGTATTTCCGTCATCGATAAGTTTCCCTACAACACCAGATGTGATTAAGGCATCTGTAGAATAGGCTGAGTTCATAATAACATTAATTGAAAAAACATTTTTATCAATATTAAATTCGCCCTCAAGTACACGCGAGTTTTCTTGGAATACATGCCGACCGAATTTATCAATTTGTCCCTGTAAGGCGGTTTGTAACTGGTTAAGCTCTCGTGCTTGTACAGCTACACCGGGTTTAAACAAAACACGCAAGTAATTTTTATCATCGTTTCCCGATGTATTAAAATCATCGTAATACGGTGCCGCGCTCGAAATATTTGTACTAACTGCCATAAGTTTTTCTCTCGGTTATTTACCTATATTTATAAGATTTCTATGGATTTAAGTCAACTGCATTTGGAGAATCTACTTGTTTTGTGAAGTATTTAAATCCTGCTGGATGAATAAACTGTTCAAACGGTTTTTCATACACAGCTGGATCAAGTTCTGATCTAATTTCATAAGAATATTCTTGGAAATAGTTCATATCTTGAATCTTGTAAACATCAGACAATCTACTTTCATTGCTTGAAAATACAGTCCCAGGAACTAATTTTATTTTTTCGGCGCCATAGTCATTTCTTATCTGACCTTCAAGGATTGCTTCGTTATCACCAGAATTTAAGATCAATGCAAACGGTCTTCTTCCGGTAAACTTCCACAGTCTAGGCGTAATACCATTATGTGTTATATGACCAGGAGAATCAACATAGAACAACGGATTTAAATTATAATTTGGTGTGTCGTCAGAATAGAGCGGCAGAAGATCTACCGGGCTGTTATTCATATCATTAATAAGCTTACCGTCGTAATACTTGCCATTAAAAACAAGAATATTATTTTTATACATCTTAAGATGATGAAACTCACCTTTTTCAATATGGTGTTCTCTGTCACCAAGTCCTGTACCAAAATATAGCTTATCATTTGCATCAGGCGAGAAATGATTACCGAAGAACTCTACTTCTAAATCTTTAATATCAATTATATCTCCGGCATATCCTCTTGATGATCTATTTGAATATGTTTCAAATCTCATAGCAGAAGTGCGTTGAATGTTGCTGTTTGATGAACCCCCTATATTGTAATCCATCAGACCTTGTATGGGTCGCGGACCTAAGGAATCAGCATAACCACTAGTATAACCATAACCCCAGGTTAAATAGCCAGTATCATACTCAAAAAAGTCTGTATTGGGTGATAAATCTTTACCATGCACAAAATTGTCTTGAGAAGCGTGATTTGGATCTCCTGATTTACCAAGATTTGGAAGCATCGCTCCGGTGCCAGTTATTAGCCAGCCATACCCGTAATAAAGATTAGAGGTCAGGGTTCTAGAACGGTCAGATCTTATTTTAGCTCTGATTCTAATTTTATCACCTATCCGGGCTTCAGTTGGTACATCGCCACCGAATCTGCCTAAGTAATTAAATGCTCGTTTACTTGTTTCACCATTACCAAGAGTGAGAGCAGGGCTGTCTGCTGAAAATTTCCATGCTTCTGATTCGGTATGACCACCATCCAAGGCTAGAAAACCATCACGCCCGGGCGTTGAAGGAGAACTATCATTGACTATTAGGCCACTAGTTTGATGAAACTTGTATACAAACCCGGTATTACCACTCGGTGAACTTTCAGTGTATTCAGCTCTTTCAATAATTCCGTTAAAACCAGCACCGATTTCAAATTTTTCAGTATTATCTGCACCGGTAAATCTTCCGTCAATGCCTTCGTCATTTCCCAGATTATTAAGTGATACACTATTTGTAGCAAAGGTTCCGGTATGAGCTCCGCGATCTTGAATTGTAAGTGTCGGACTATTCCATATCATTCTAATAGCATGTACGTGTCCCCGCTCGAGAGGATCAGATAAAACAGAATAGCTTCGTGAATCACCTTTTATCCGCGCTACTGCTTGTATTGTACCGTCTTCATTAGGTTGTAGTGCGATTCCGTAACTATTAGCGCCAGAGCCAACACCAGCTAATATAGGATCGGTATTATATTCAAGTGTAAATCCGTTTGTCCATCCTGTTCTTGGAGGCACATCGCCAGTTCCACTAGGATGGGCTAATATTTCTGTGGTGGAATCGCCATCGTTAAAAAACGCCCATGCGGTTCCTGTCCAACGTATTTCCTTGTGGGAGTCACCTTCACCTTCTAGCCCCCATACGTGTTTGCCGTTTATGAGCACGGATGACCGCGAATAAGATATATTAAGTGTGCCTAGATTAAATCCTGCAGCGGACCCTGATCCTCCGGATGCAATAATTTCTGATATATTTAAAGGATCTATGCCAATAGAAGATCTAGGTACTTTAACTTCGACTTCCATATCAATTCCAGTATCACCCGAGCTTATCGCGCCTGAGTTGTAACCGCCGGAATATAATGTATAACTTAGTGCAGGAGTTCCTGCAGGGTCGACTCCTTCAAATGTACTACTTAGCGTATACCCAGATTTAGGTGGTAAATCGGTATCTGCCGGGTTAGTAGCAAATGTTCCGGGCGCGGCATTATCATTAATTTGCCATTGTGTACCAGTGTATTTAATTTGATTATTGCCAGTATTACTATTCCAAAAAGATTTACCACCAAGTGTTCCTGACTGCTTAGTGTATGTTCCATTAGCATAAGTGACAGCATTGGTGAACCCGCTCACAACTATTTGATCAGGTACACTCGTTGCTGTTGCACCAACAACAATTTTAGATGGTGAATTAAG